CTAGCGATTTTGCATAAACATATCAAGTTGTCGTTTGGCGATCTCCTCTTTTTGTACACGTTTCACAATCCTATAGATCCACTGAATGGACAGACCATATTTTTTCGCTAAGTAAGCATGATTTGCACCATTAAACTCATTAAAAATCTGTTTTTCACGTTTAGAAGAAAACAAATCTTGAGCTTTAGGCATATAGATAAATAATCCACCCCAAGCCTGAGTAATGCGCATTGCTGTAATCATACCGATGTTTTCAGCAAGTTCTTCTGAAATACCAAACTCTTTCGCAGCTACCGCTATATGCTTTGCTAAGTCTTCTAATAAATCAGGAGCTTTGGCATGAAAGTCCTGATTATCAAATTTTGCATCACTCATACTTGTCTCCTAGCCGTCTCTGCCATTGCTTTAGCGTTTCTAAAATAAAAGTCGCTTGCTGATTATTTAACTGATTCCAACGCATATCTATGCCCATTCTGACAACATAAGCATTTAAGGCGTTATTCGTTGCTTCATCAGCTGTCGATTTCCATACTGCCCATAACTTACGTTGTAATGGCGTAAGTGTAGTCCTCATTTGCGGCAGTCTAATTGTTGCCCCTTTTTGTTGCAGAATAGCAATCAACTGACGTAATTCACTTTCGTTTAGCTCTTTACTTGATGACTTACCAAACTGTTGTCTTAACAAACTCCGATAGGTTTCCTCATCCATTCCTAACTGCTGTTTTCCAATATGGATTAATTTAGTATGCATTTCGTCCCCCTAAGCATCGCTTTTAGCTTGCGTAGATTTGCCAAGCTACGCAGCCGTTCGCTTTCTTTTTCCTCTGCTGTTTTGGGTGGTGGTGGAGGCAATTCTTTGTATTTTCGTTGCGGTAACGCATCAAAAAACTGCTTTGGCGTGGGAAACCAATCACAATTTTGAGACATCCACATAAAAGCAGCCTCTACACGCCACTGGTCTAGCTCTTTCTCCCATTTTCTCTTATAGCTAATGGTACGAAACCAAGTTTCCAGCGTTGGTTTAACCATATCTTCTGTAGGTGCATTTTTGAGCCGTAACACCAACAGCATTGCAAAGCCTTGAGCCAGTACTGGTTTTAACCATTCATTCCCCATTCTAATGCTCCTTTTATTGCGTTCATTTTGCTGCTAAGCGGTCGGTTTTGTTCGCTATTTTGCAATGCTACTGCCGAACCGACAGCTTTATAGCCAGCAATAATTTCCAACAAATAACCGTGAGATTTCATTGGCAGCTTTAAGGTTTGGCGGCTTGCTAACATCTGATGAATTGCATAGATCCACGCCTCAACAGGCGCTGCAAATTCACGTCCGTCACGATTGATTTTGCCAGCTTGAATCATTGGCGTAAGCTCATTCAGTAAGGTTGCCACACGCTCAAACGTCAAAGATGATTTGAGAGGACGAAATAAGCCCAAATAACCTATTAATGCTTTGCCTAATTCACCATTAACCAACAACGCAGCATTTAAAGCCTCACTCGCAGCCTGATTAGCCACTAAGGCATCTAATGAATGCACCGCACCACAGGCACTACATTTCACTTTCATTGTTTATCTCCACATACAACAAAACCACCCGAAGGTGGTTTGTCATTATTTAATTTGACCCAATTTCATCAAAATCCCTTTTGCGTTTTCCACATAAACGGAGGCGTGAGTCATCTCTTCCCGATAAACTGCTTTTTCCGCCTGTTTTAATTGCGTAATGGATTTTTGAAGTCTCATAATGAGATCGTCTTTACTCATTTTCGCACCTCTTCATCATTGGGTTTAATTACAAATTCTTCTTCATTCTCTCGAATGGAAATACCACTGATTGAGCGTGCGGTTTTCGGGTCAGCAAGTAATGCCTCCTTATTGATTTCTTCTTTCACACGCAAGAACTGTAAAAAGCCCGTGTTTTTAATCGCTTCAATCACTTTTGCCACACTTGAAATTTTCACCGCAGGCGGTTTTTGTCGCCATTGTACTTCACCGGTATTAAAATAAGCGGTCTTCTGTTTGCCTCCGTTTGTCAGTTCATCACGTCGGCTTTCGCAATAGGCTTGTACAGCTGCCTGTAACGGCTTAACCTTATCCTTAAGTGCGGTCAGTTGTGCCGTATATTTTTCATCAATCGCCGCTTTCTCGTCAGCTTGCAGGGTGGAAAGTCGCACCTGCTCCCGCTCTAAATCACCAATTTCTTTAATCGCTAGTGCCACCTCATCGGCTGTTTGTAACGCAATTGCTTGCACTTCGGTTTTAATTCTTACTGCTTTTTTACTCATCTTGAACCTCATCAAATAATCCCATTGCATTTGCCATTACACACATTGTTTCATAAGGAAGAATGAGCTTTTTATTGTTGTGTGGCGTTGAAATTTGAATACCACATCTAATTCTTTCACATAATTCAAACTCGAAAGATTTACCTTCAATTTCAGTACATCCATTGGCAATATGCTTTAAAAAAGTAGGTTTGACTTCTCTTAATTCCACACCAATCTTAATAAGTTGCTCACGGAATGCTAATTTTGCATCTTCATTTGTCATTTTTAATTCCTCTACACATTCATCACCACCTCTGCATTCACTTTCGGAATCCCCAAACTTTCCGCCATATTCATCGCTGCCGTCAGCAAATTACCCACCGCTAATGGATACAACAAACTCTGTGATGTTTTGTTTCTGCCCACCGTCGTTAAACGTTGGCGAACTGCTAAGAAAGCGTCTTCTTCAAAAATATCCCCCAACTTTTTGCCTACTCGGTCGAGCTTGTGTTGCACATAGTTTTCCAGTTCGCTGCCGAGTGAGGCGAGTTCCACTATTTCGCAACGCTGCACCACTTCACGCACTTCCGTGTTGCGTTCAGAAAGTTTCACTTTCAGCTCAGGCTGACCAATCAACACAATGGAAAGCAACTTCTTGAAACCATCTTCCAACTCAAAAAAGCGTTTCAAATGTTTCAGCGTCGGAATCGGCAACGCGTGGGCTTCTTCAATAATCAGGACATTGCTGTAACCTGATTTACAGCTCTCTTTCAACACTCGGTGCAACTGGCGGAAACGTGCTTCAGGCGAACGCTTCACACTTTCCAACGGCGCAAGGGTGGAAATAATCGCTTCGGCAATATGTGCCGCTTTCAGCGTTTTACCTTTCACATCATTGTCTTCCATGGCGATGATATAGGGCTCAATCACCGTAATCGGTGCGTTCTCTTGGTTGATGCGGTCAATCAAATCACGTCGAAGTGTCGATTTGCCTGCACCGCTTTCGCCCACCACCGCCATAAAACCACCGTGCTTGGCGGTTTGGAATAAGGCTTCACGTACATACCGCACGTCTGCCGAACTAAACACATCATCCGCACTGCGTACATCTTCAGCAAATGGATCACGAAACAGCCCAAAATGTCGTTTTGTGGCTGGAAATAAAGCCTGTTTTGCGAGTAACATAATGTCCTCCTTAATCTCTTTTGTGGTTTTGGGGATGGAAGCGGCAGGCTCGGTGGCCAAACTTTTCCCTGTCGCTTCCACTTCAAGCAAGTCTGCAAGCGGTTCAATAATACTTAAACCATGCAAAACTTTACTCAATCTTTTCTCAAATTCCGTCCACTGTTTCACACGCTGGTTATGATTAACCAATTGCGAAACCGTCGCAGGCGAAACGTTCATCTTTTGTGCCAACTGCCGCAGGCTCACGCCCTTATCAATCAGCACCTGTTTTAACTTCAACATAGCGTCTCCGTTCATCAAAATTATGCAGCGTTAAGCTGCAAAATTTTCATTTCAGGGTTAAGGCTGTCAGGCAATTTCTCGCCTTGCAGCCAATCTTCCAACTGTTGCACAGGTACACCGTCTGGGAACTTCGCCGCCAAATGCTTATAGTTTTTGCCACTCCATTTCGGAAAGCGTGCTTTAAGCTGTTTGGCACATTCCACAAGCCCAACTGGCTTCTGTTCCACACGTCGGGCGTTGGTAGTAAGCTCGTGCTCTTGTCCTGTTTTAGGCATAAACCAGTTCAAATCCGTTTCTTCAATATGCTTGTAAGGGTTGATTTCTCCGTTAAATAACGGTTTATTCGCCTTTTTCGCACGTTTCAAATCGTCTTCGTTGTCTACACCGTAAGCCAAGTGTTCTGCCTGTTCTTTGTTGATTTCAAACTCTGTTTTGCGTTGTGCCTTGTATTCTTCGCCAATCATTGCGGCATCTACTCGGAAACCGTACTCATTGACTTCAATCGGCTCAAGCACCACCCAGTAAGGTTTCAATTCTGCCTTGCCATCATCGCTGAATGTCTGCTCAAAACACTGCACCTGCACACATTCAGGACGATACGGATTTTTGCCCACCGTAATCTTCTCGCCGACACGAATATCGGGAACATCACGTACATCGTAGAGACGGCTTTCAAAGCTGATTTCCAATTTGTCGCTGACCACACGTTCGCTTAATGCGGTAATCATCAATTCTTGGCAAATCTCACGGCTCGGTGGAATAATCAACTCGTCCTCCCGAATGTATTGCCACATCTGATAGCGTGTTTTGCCGTGCCGTGAATGCTTCTTCGTGCCGTTGAAATACCGCATCCATTGGTGAGCCAGTTGATTTAACTCATCTAGCCCCGATACATTCATAAACCGCAAACCGCTTTCAAATTGCCGTTCCACAATGTCGTTGCCTTTTTCCACTTGTCCTTTGGCCCGGGCGTTGTGGGCTTTCGGAATTTCCACCTTTACGTCTAGCTGATGCAATAAATGGCTAAACATTTGCGACGTATTCGCTGTGCCTCGGTCGAACATTAAGATTTTCGGCACGCCATAAAATGGCTCGGATTTGTTTGCTTTCGGCTGTATGGCGTTGATAAAACACTGGCTCACGTTTTCGGCAGTTTCGCCACCGTACACATATTCCACATAAATCACGCCTGACGTATGGTCGGTAATCACATACCGCCACACTCGTTGCGGTTCCACCTTCGCTACATTGGCAGGTTTGTTTTTGTAAAACTGTTCCTGCTCCATAATGCACAGCCCATTGCCTTTGCCTGTTTCCTTTAAGTAATACAGTACACACAACGACGGGTCGATTTGCCACACATGGTTCGGGTGTCTGCTCTGCAACTGCACTACTGGGGCAGGGCGTAACATTTGGTCAGGGTGTAAATTCGCATTGCGTAAAGCTCGCTCAATGCTGGTGGCAGAATAGGGGCGAACTTCGCCTGTTTTCTCGTCCACAAATTCCGCTTTGATTTTGCCGTTGGCACGCAAAATATCGAGTACACGTTCAAGCGTCATCATCGTCTTGCCATTGTTACGTCGCATATGCAACCACACTGCATTGATGATCCGTAGTTCCGTTTCATCTAACTGATGTTTCCCTTTATCGCACCGCACTTTGCGACCGCTGGCAGGGCGAAACGGCTTAATCTGTCGCAAGAAAGCTGCACGGCTTAAGCCTGTTTGCTCACAACCTTTTACAATCTCGCTCTCCGTCTCGCCAAACTTTGCCGTCTCCACACGGTTTGCCCAATGGGATAGCACACTCGGTAAAATTGCCATTGCATTCGTCCTTACTCCACCGTCTCTGCATTGCTGACTTCATCAATAATAGAAGCCAAACTCTGCTCGTCGTCTGTATTATCTGCCCAAGGCGAATCCGCCCTTGCCCATTCAGGAATGTGAGAACCTGAAGGCGTATCGTCCAAGTTAAAGCGTTCTTGTAGTTCGCTTAAAATCAACTGATATTCGGCAAGCACGCCACTCATAAACTGGCGGTGGTCAATGCTGTGTTCTTCTTGGTGGGCTTGCAAGGCCTCAAAGGCTTGGAACACTTGCCCACGCAAAATGGCTTCTGCTTTATAACTAATCGCTGCCGCTTCTTCGCGTAACACACCACCACGCTGTTCAGGGGTTTGGGTTTCAATCAGTTTCTGTTTTTTTGCCAAATCCACATCAAGGCGGTTGATTTTTTCATCTTTATTGGCGAGCACTTTCGCCATCGCATCTTTATCTTCTCGCGCTTTACGTAACGCCTTACGCAATTCTTGCACGCTCATTCTGTCCACTTCGTCCAGCTTTAAGCCTGCTACCGTGCCGCCTTCGGCGAGTTCTTTTAAATCGTCATCATCTTGCGTCACCAGCTCTAATAACTTCGATTTACCTAACTGCACCAGCTTCGGTGTGGTATCTTGTAATCCTTCACCGCAGAATTTCAGCGTGGCTTGCATAAATTTGCGTGCTGTTTCAGGGCTAATATCTAGCTCACTTCTGACTGTTTCACTAAATTCGCCATGGTCTAAATGTTCTTTTAAAATAATTAACGCTCGCCCTAGCTCTAGCATTTGTTCTGTAATAGAACGCTGGCAATGTTTAGCTCGGTCAATAATAAGTTTCTTATCAAATACTTCGCCGTTGCCCCATTTATCCATAATGGCAATACTGTGGCGAAGATAACTTTCATTCGAAAGAGCGGTCGATTTTTCGGTTGTTTCTGTCATTTTTATGATCCTTTTTATTTTGTTCTAAATTTGTCAAAACGGTCGACGTCGACCGTTTTAAAATGCCCCAGCCTTTACGCGCTGATCCATTTCTGCCATTCGGGCTTGCATTTTTTCCGTATCACGCTGGTGGGTAACAGCAATCTGTAACATCTGAATACTTAAGGCAAAGCGTCCTGTTTCTTCCAGTTTCACTACCAACCCTTCCGCAATTAACGCCTGTAATGAACGTGTAATGTTCACAGGGCTTTCATTTAATCGGTCGGCTAATTCTTTATTGCTTAACCCTGTTAGAGTTCTGCCTTTCAAGGCTTTCAAAATTCGCAAAGCACGCTGTGTGCTGTTGATTTTCTCACTCATTTTGTTTCTCCTTCTTCCGCCCAATCCACAGGTTCAATACGTGGCACTTTGTATTCCTGCATTCGCAACACAAAGTCAGGCACTAAATTACATTCCGCTTTGCTACGCACGATGTAGCCGTTGCGACGTAAAAACCACATCGCAAATCGCTCTAACATTCTTTTCATATCAAATTCTCCTTGCTATCCTTAAGGCTCCCTCACACTCCAAAAGGACAACCAATGACTATAATTAAACTACCGATTAAACGGTTGGCTGATTTAGAAGCCAAAATTGGTACACTTGAACAACAAGTTGCCGACCTTAACAATCGTCGCAATGCGTATGAGTATTTCTTGATTGTTCTGCTTCTTGAATTATCGCCTGAGCAGCGTGCCAGAATTTCTCTCGACCTTGAGCAAGAACTACAGGCTCTCCAGAATGTTTCTGAAAACGCCGATGAAGGATTCCGTCTCTCATCTGCCGGCTTCGACTCTTTGCAAGAGTTTGCGGACATTCTTGGCAACTCTCTGTTGTCGAGCGACTAGGTTCTACTTTTTCAAACATTTTCTACTCCTTACAAGCGGTCAAATTCCGCTTATTTTTTACAATCTAATTCCCGGCCCCAACGGGCTGACTTATGCCTAACCTAGTACGGCTTTGCCGTGCTAGGCACTCTCGTGCTTCGCTTTAGGATCTACCAAATTGTTAAAGAGCAGGTAAGGTTTAGGCTGACTTACGCAGCGGCTTTCAAGCCCAGTTTCATCGCAATCTCGTGGCTTTTGCCGTAACTTGCTTTAATCGTGCCGTTCAGCACACGGGAAACATGGGTCGGGTCGTAGCCGTTGGCTTTTGCCCAGTGAGCAAAGGTTTCGCCTTTGGCTCGAAATTCTGCCTTAACTTCACTTGGCGTTTTTGTTTTTCTCTGCATTGTTGATGCTCCTTGTTGTGTTATAATTGATTAAATCTTTAATCAATCGGAATGACTGTATAATATCGGAATATTTCCGAAGTATCAAGGGTTGCTTCCGAATTATTTTAATTTATTTCGGAAAAATTCCGATAAATGGCGGAAAAAATGACTATTGGAGCAAGAATCAAGCAATTACAGAAAGAGTTGGGTTATTCAAGTGCGGAGAAATTTGCAGAAGTTTTAGAAAAAACGACTGCTTCACGGCTGAGTGATGTGATTCGTGGTAAACAAAAACTACCTGATGACTTAATGTTTGAGCTGATTACCAAGTTTAATGTAAACGCCAATTGGATTATTGCAGGGGTTGGAGAAATTTTTATCGGAAATATTCCTGAAAATGCGTTAACCAAACAAGAACAAGTGCTACTTGATGACTATCGTGAAAGTAACGAACAAGGCAAAGAAGCCATTGAAAAAACCGCTAGCGCGCTGGCGCAGGCGGCGTTACTTGCGAATAGTAAAATAGCTTAATGATTTTTTAACAACTTGAGGAAATGACTATGAAGAAATTATTTGTATTAGTTACCGCTCTTTTTTCAGCATTTGTAGTGGCAAATGACAATAAAGCTAACCATAAGTTGGCTGAAAACTTTTGTTATGCAGTACAAGCCAGTGGGAATTGCCCTGATCTTAATATGCGTTTAGACACCGAAGCGAAGGTCGAAGGTATTGTCGGTAAAAAAATCAGAGAGCCTAATAGTCCTTATGCGGATAGCTGTATGAAAGGCTTAAATAAAGCAAATAACGATAAGAAACTTTGTGAAAATGCATGGGAGAAATTTGGTTGCACAGGAACAGAAACCGCCAAATTACTCCAAACAAACCCATTTACAAACAAAACAGGAGCTAAATGCACTTTCGATAAGTAAGGAAGCAATATGAAAAAATCTGTAAAATTAATGGGTATATGTTTACTTAGTTTCGTTGCTGCCGTCTATGCCAAAGAAAAATATGAATGCGAAGGCAAACGCACCTGTAGCCAAATGGAAAGCTGCGAAGAAGCTCGTTTTTACCTCATCCAATGCGGTGTAAGCAGCCTTGATAGAGATAGGGACGGCGTGCCTTGTGAAAGTATTTGTGGTGGGAAGAAAAAGAAATAATAAGAGTTGAACTAAGGAATAAATATGCAAGCACAAATTACTTTTTATGATATTCAACGCTGTGGGCTATACGCAAGAAAAGGAAATGGAACGCAACCATTGTTTCTAGGTGTTCAGGATATGTTAGAACAACTTAAGAATTGGGCAGATGGTAAAGATCTTGTCGATACTGATATTTTTCAAAACAAGAATAAGCAAAGTCTATGTACTTACCTTGCGGATTTAAAATCAACACCTGACTCTGCTATTATGGTATTATGGAATCAAGTTCCACATACTGGCTCAGGTGTTTTATCATTGCCAAATAGAGCTAAATTTGGACAGATTCAGCACGCTGACGCAAATTCAATTAAAGCCGACTCTATTCCTGGTTATCCTACATATTTCTGGTTTATCCCACGATCAAAAGTATTTGCAACCATTTGTTTTAATACTAATGTGAATGGGCGTTTAGCAATGGAAGCCTATATAAAGCAATTTATGTGCCAGTTCTCATCTTATGTAGTAAAAGAGTTAAACGAACAAACAAAAATATTGGAAATCAAGGGATATAGTGCTGATCCAACCGATACTCATGAAAAGGTATTTCATTATCCACCAAGCTTTTATAGCTGCATTTATCCGAAACCACAAGAACTAGAATTATTAAAACGACAAGCTCCTCAAATTAAGAAAGTCACTAAAAAAGCAACTTGTAGTTATTTAAACCCTACTAGTTTAAGTATGTTCCAAAAAGTAACAGGACTTTTTACCGGCTTACCACAACAATTGTCATCTAATCAAGATTTTAATGTTAAGGCTGAAGTCTCAGTGAATGGTTTAACTAAAGCTGAAGTTCAAGGTTTATTTGATGAGTGGGAACAAGAAGTTGATAGCTGGCAAAGTCTTGATTATGGTTTCAAGATTGGAGATAAACAGCATTGGTTCAGTCATGCAGCTGTAAAATGGGAAGGCGAGCTTGCTCTATCATTTACGGAACAAAATTCATTTGGTAATATAACCGCATTGCTTTCTGAATTAGAAAGTAAGAAAAGTTCAATATTATCAGTGATTAGTTAAATGGCACTATGTGAAAAGATCGTTCTAGTATTATCATTTGCACTTTCTGCAAGTGCAGCATATTTTGTGGGCGATAAAATAACATTCTCCGAGCAATGGGGACTTTACGAAACACTACGCACGACAGCTTCAATTATTTTTGCAGTTGTTGGGGCGTGGTTTGCTATTGTGTATCCTGAAAAACTTAGGGCTCCTTTTCGAGAGCGTATTACAACTCAAGCTAGCTCTGATACCCGTTTTGGTTCATTATTTTCACCTATTGTTAATTCAACAGTTATTCTTTGCTTGATTTTGTTGATTGGAATTTTGGCTCCTGTATTAAAACAGATTCCTGCATTGTTGGAATATAAAGGATATTTACGGGCTAGTAGTTTTTTTATCTTATGTTGTCTAACATTTTGGCAGATTTGGACTGTTTTCATCACATTAATACCAGCTGATATGTTGAAACGGCAAGCTGAAATAGATACTGCAAGGCAAAATAACATTGATCATTTAATGGGTAGATAATTTTCCTTAAACCAGTTTAAAATCACTTCCAGCTCCAATCCCCTAAACTCCTATCAACCAACATTGATAGGAGTTTTTTTATGCCTCAAATCCAAAAAATTGTTATCCACTGCTCAGCCACTCAAAACGGCAAGTCCTTACGTAATAAAACCCAAACTGCTGCGCAAGTAATTGACAGCTGGCACGCAGGGCGTGGGTTTAAGCGTACTTATTCTAATCTCATCGCATTTAATCCGCACTTAAAACACCTTGGTTATCACTATGTAATTGATACAGATGGTACGGTTGAAACAGGGCGAAAAGTGGGCGAAATCGGCTCTCATGTCAAAGGACACAATATGCACTCGGTTGGCATTTGCTTAGTCGGCGGTGTAACCAAAGACAAACGCAACCACGGCGAGTACACCGAAAAACAGTGGAAAGCCTTGCATCGTTTATTACGCAAATTAGAAAGCGATTATCCCGAAGCCCGTATCTGCGGACACCGAGATTTATCGCCGGACTTAAACGGAGACGGCACTATCAGCCCGAATGAATGGCTGAAAGATTGCCCTTGTTTTGATGTGTGGAGCTGGCTGGATAGCGAGCAAGTTATCAATGTCGATCATCTATTTAAGGAATAATCAATGAGAAAAATGAGCAAAAACGCTAAGCGCAACAAACGACTAAATGGAGGTCGTACGGCTGCAACCTATTTTTACTTGGTATGGGGGCGATAATGGGCTTCAAAGAATTAATTACCAATGATAACGGCAGATTATCCACAACAGCATTTATCCAATTTTTTGGTGCAATTTTGATGGCAATTATTTTGGCTTACTCAGTCTATTTAGACCGAGCCAACGTAGCGGAATTATTTACGGTTTTCGCCCTTTTTTGCGGCGGCGGTGTGGCAACCAAAGGATTTGCCAACGCTATCAAATCACATAAGGGGGAATAGATGATCTCATTAACCTTAGCTTTAATTATTGGAGCTTGTTTGCTCTCCATATCAGCGTGGTTTAAATGGCAGTCTTACCGTGCCGAACGCAAGATTGAAGCGGTAGAGCAACAAAATCAACAGCTCACCGCCCAAAACACGCAGTTACAAGCGGAAAAAACAGTGGCTCAAACCCAAATAAAACATCATCAAACAAGGAAGCAAAATGAAGAAAATGCTCGTATTTCTGACCGCACTTCTGTGCTTGAGCGCTTGCAGCAGTCCAACGATCTCCGTGATTAACCCGAGCTGTGCCGGTTTTGGCGTGATTAAAGCCAGTCGCCAAGACACCACCGAAACCCTACGGCAGATTATGGTGCATAACGCCACCTACCGAGAAATTTGTAAGGAGCAAGCCAATGACAATCAACGTTGATTTTTGGCATTTAGTCGGCTTGCTGTTGTCGTTTTTGGGTTGCTGCTTTGGTTTTGCCAAACTCTTAATGAGCCAATTTCAGAGCCAGCTAAACGAACGCTACCAACAGCAACAGAAAACTCTCGACAAGGTGGAGGATTTAGAGCATCAAGTCCACAATCTGAACGCCACCTTGCCCCTGAATTATGTGTTACGCGAAGACTATATCCGTGGGCAAGCAATTATTGAGGCAAAACTTGATGCAGTGCATAAAACCCTAACCGACCTATACAAAATGGAGAGTACCAAATGATGGAAAAAGCTCGTCGTGAAGGAATGCGTTGGCAGTTGCTGAATGTGCTGCACAAGGCAATGCCTTATACCACAAGTGAGCAGTTTTTGTTAGATGTAATGCGTGGCATTTACCCTGATGTAACTGCACTTGAATTGCGTCAGCAGTTGGAATATCTGCAAGACCGCAAGTTGATTGAACTGAACAAAACACCGCACGGCGTATGGTATGCCGACATCAACCGCTTAGGTGTCGATATTGTGGAATATACCATCGACTGCCAAGCCGGTATTGCCCGCCCTGAAAAATACTGGGCATAGGAGGAATAATGGCTCCGAGATCCAGTATTGAAAAATTGCCCGAAGATGTTCGACATTGGCTTGAAAGAGCTCTAACTGAGAATGGTTTCAGTGGATATATTGAGTTAGAAAATTTACTGAAAGAAAAAGGATTTGTTATCAGCAAATCTGCTATTCATCGCTATGGACAAAAAATTGAGCGTCGATTTAAAGCCATAAAACAAAGTACAGAAGCCGCACGGATTATCGCAGAAGGTGCGGAAGATAAAGATGACAAACGCAGCGAAGCCTTAATGGGAATGCTGCAGTCCTCTCTGTTTGAGGCATTGGTTGAAATTGAGGATGCTCAAAGTGAAGAAATGTCTCCAATGGAAAAATTCCAAGCGTTAAGTTTCGCAGGCAAAAATATCGCCTCACTTATTCAAGCCAGTACCAAATTGAAAACTTATCAAGCAGAAGTGAAACAACGTGCCGAACAAGCAGCAAAAGACGTAGAAAAAGTCGTGAAAAAAGGCGGTTTAAGTGACGATGTTGCGAATGAAATTCGCCGCAAAATTTTAGGTATTGCAACCAAATGACAAAACAGAAAACCGTAGAATTTGAGCTTAATCCCATTACCAAGGCGATGTCCCGTACGCCAATGGTCTTACTGGTTTATCAGCAAGATTGGTGTGCCGATACCAGCTATGTGAAAGTAGCTGAGAAATCTCGCCGTATCGGTCTAACTTGGGCGGAAGGCGCCGACAGTGCTTTATTAGCTGCGTCTGCCAACGGTATGGATATATGGTATGTAGGCTATAACAAAGATATGGCACTCGAATTTATTCGGGATTGTGCTAACTGGGCGAAATTTTACGGACTTGCTGCAAGCGAGATAGAAGAAACCCAAGAGGTGTTCAAAGAGGGAAAAGATGAAGAAAGTATTCTAGCTTTCACTATCCGTTTTGCCAGTGGCTGGCGTATTACTGCTCTGTCCAGTAGCCCTTCAAATCTGCGTGGTAAGCAGGGACGAGTCATTATTGATGAAGCCGCATTCCACCCTTGTTTAAGTGAATTACTTAAAGCCGCAATGGCTCTCTTAATGTGGGGTGGTCAAGTTCATATTATCAGCACCCACGATGGCGTAGATAACCCATTCAATGAGTTATGCCAAGAAATTCGAGAGGGTAAAAAGCCTTATAGCTTACATACTATTACTTTCCGTGATGCGATGGAAGACGGTTTGTATGAGCGTATTTGCTTACGCACCAATCGCCCTTATACGAAAGAGGGTGAAATTGAATGGGAAACGGGTATTCGGGCTTCTTATGGTGAAAATGCATCAGAAGAATTAGATTGCATACCTAAAAACTCTGGAGGTAAGTGGTTATCCCGAGCCTTAATTGAAAGCCAAATGCACTCACATACACCACTTATTCGTAAAGAGATGTCTCTAGATTTTGAGTTAATAGATGAGCCTGTTCGCGCCAAAGAAATTGATCTATGGCTTAAAGAGGAAATTCAACCTCTTTTAGATGATTTGGATAAATCTAAACGACATTTTGTAGGCGAGGATTTTGCTCGAAAAGGTGACTTAACATCCTTAGCTATCGCTGCACAACAGCCAAACTTAACCAATGAAATTCAGTTTATTGTTGAGCTGGGTAATATGCCATATGCCCAACAGGAACAGATTGTACTTTACATTTTAAAACGCCTCCCGATGTTCTCGGGGGCTGCATTTGATGGTGGTGGTAATGGTGGTGCATTGGCAGAAAAAGCACGTGATGCCTTCGGCACCGATTTGGTTCACAGCATTCATCTCACCGAAAAATGGTACAAGGAAAATACGGCTCCATTTAAAGCAGCACTGGAAGACGGCACACTAACCAAAATACCTAAAAATGCGGATGTACTTGCCGATTTACGAGCCTTTGAAATTGTACGGGGCGTGCCACGCATTCCAGATAAACGCGTTCGTAGTGTTGATGGTGGTAAGAATAAACGCCATGGAGATACAGCAATATCTCTGTTACTTGCACATTATGCGAGCCGTCAGCTTGTTCAAATGCCGGTGCGTCCACTGGCTCGCAAACCGCGACGTAGTCAATCGTTAAGCAAAGGATACTAAATGAAAAAAGATCTTATCAATGAAATTGCCACCCGTGCCCGCAGCTTTGACGGCTGGTCGTTTGGCTATTACCTGCCAAACCCTGATCCTGTACTCAAAAAAATGGGTAAGGATATTTCTACTTACCGTGAGCTGCTTTCCGACGGGCAAGTTCGCTCCGGCGTTCGCCGCCGAAAAGCGGCTATCAAAGGACTGAACTGGCGGATTACCACCACGAACAACACGAAAATTGATGAGGCGTTAAATGCGATTTTTGAAGCCTTGCCGTTAAATCATATCATTACCGAAATGCTTAATGCCTCGTTATTTGGCTATCAAGTTAGCGAGGTGATGTGGGCAAAGCAAAGCGATCTGATTATCCCAACGGCGATTGTGGGCAAAAAGCCGGAATGGTTTGTGTTTGATGAGGAGAACCGATTACGTTTTCGTACCAAGGATAGCTGGCTGGAAGGCGAGCTGTTGCCGGAACATAAATTTTTGCTCACCACCCAAGAAGCCACGCAGGACAACCCCTACGGCTTAGGCGATCTCTCGCTCTGCTTTTGGGCAGCAACTTTTAAGAAAGGTGGTTTTAAATTTTGGTTGGAATTTGTGGAGAAATATGGCTCGCCTTGGTTGGTTGGTAAACATCCGCGCCAAACTGCCGAGCCGGATAAAGAAGCCCTTGCTGACAGTTTGGAAGCAATGATTGGTACAGCAATTGCTGTCGTACCAAACGATAGCTCTGTAGAAATTTTAGAAGCTGCCGGGAAAGGTACATCCAGCGACAGTTATGAACGATTTTTAAATTTTTGTAAGGGCGAAATTAATATTGCCTTGCTTGGACAAAACCAAACTACCGAACAAGACAGTAACCGAGCCTCAGCACAAGCAGGGTTGGAAGTGGTGGAAGATATTCGCAATGATGACAAGGCAATGATTGAGGAAACTCTCAATCAGTTGCTGCAATGGATTTGCCACTACAACTTTGCGGTCGAGACCCTACCGAGGTTTGAGTTTTATGAACAAGAAGAAATTGATACGGTATTAGTTGGACGCGATGAAAAACTCTTTGGCTTAGGTGTACGGTTTTCGCAGCAGTATTTGGAGCGCACCTATGGCTTTGAAAAAGGTGATATTGAGCTGGCTACAACGCAACAAGCGGTCGGTACTACGCCAAAATTTGCAAATTTTAGTGAGCCTCATACTCACAAACGCAAACCGATTGACGAAATCATCGACCAAATGGGCGAACTGGCAAGCTATCCACTTAACAGCAATATTGCCAACATTCGGGCGAAGTTGGATATGGCCGGTAGCCTTGAAGAGTGCCAGCAAATTTTAGACGACTTTATCCCTGAGCTGGAATTTGCCGAGTATGCACAACTGTTTGCCGAAGGGCTGACCTTGGCGAATTTACGTGGACGGTTTGAAGTGCAAGAGGAGGGTAAGCGATGACCACAATTGTTGCTAAACCTTTGCCCTTTAATGAGCAAATCGACTACTTCCGCCGCAAAATCAATATACCAACGGCAAGCTATCTCGACATCTATGGCGAGGCACATGATTACGCCTTTGCGGTGGCAGGGGCGCATACGCAGGAAATTGTTGGTGATTTTCGCAAGGCAGTGGATGAAGTAATTGAACAGGGTGGCACGTTGGAACAATTCCGCAAGAGATTTGATGAAATTGTCGAAAAGCATTCGTGGGAATACAACGGGGGCAGAAATTGGCGCAGTCGGATTATTTACGACACCAATCTTTATGCCAGCTACAACCACGGGCGTTATACCCAACAGAAAGCTCTTGCCGATGTGCAGCCCTATTGGGAGTACGAACACAACGACAGCGCACATCCTCGCCCCGAGCATCAAGCGTGGGACGGTAAGGTTCTGCGTGCGGACGACCCGTGGTGGGACTATCACTACCCGGTGCGTGCCTACGGTTGCCACTGCACCGTGAGGGCGTTGGATGATTTTGACTTACAAGCCGAAGGTAAAACGGTCTCGCCGTCGCCGGAAATTGAGTGGGAAGAAAAGCTGATTGGACAACGCAGCGGCAGCCCTCGCATTGTACGTGTGCCGAAAGGCGTTGATCCAAGTTTTGAACACCCGAAACGGTTAGTGCCAGTGCATAAGGTAGATGAAATTCTATTTCAAAAACTGGTAGAAGCCCCACCGCAGTTTGCGGCTTCGGCGGTCTCTAATGTGTTGAACTATGCCCCTGCGTTGGCGTTGCTGAATAAATCGGTCAAAGAGATGGTGGATACTGTGGTGAGCGAACGTGTGCCTCGTGGCACGATGAAGTATGTGGGAGCCATGCCCCGTCCGGTTATTCAAAAGCTCGAAGCCCTTGATAAAGCCCCACAAACCGCCGTGATTGCCGTGCGTGATGAAGATATTCTGCACGCTTTGAGGGACAGTAAGCAAGGCAAAGGGATTAGCCTGCCGGTGGAGTTTTGGCAGCAGTTGCCAGAAAAACTTAGACAACCCAACGCTATTTTGTTGGATACCAACCAAAAGCAGCCAACCTTACTATTTGTGTATAGCACAGACCAAGGCAAAGTTGCTATTAAAATGGACTATGAGGTGCGGATTAAAGACAAGCTAAGCAAGCAAAAAGAGCGTATCAAACTGAATATGGTTAGAACCGGCAGTAAAATTGAACCAACGAAAGAATGGGGAAATTTGAAAAATTCGTATGAGGTACTTTGGGGAAGTTTGGAATAACGGTGGTTTGCCTGATTCGAACAGGATAATACGGGCGGAACCGCAACCTTTCCAGTAGGAAACCTCCACCGTTGGAATAACTATACTCCTAAACTATTTTTTAATCAATAGGAAGAAACTCCCATGATCCAAATCCGCCTCGATACCGACGGTGCTATCCGTTCTCTAGCCCAAACCGCTACAAACTTGCAACAAGGCAAAAAGCTCTATGGCGTGCTAGGCGAGGCGTTGCGAACTATCCACAAGCAACGCTTTGAAAAAGAGCAAGCCTCACCTGAGGGCGAAAAATGGCAACCACTCTCGCCCAAATACCGAGCCCGTAAGAAACGCAATGCCGACAAAGTATTGATTAAAGACGGCTATCTGAAAGACCTGTTGCGCTATCAAACGAATGATAAAGGTGTGGTCTTTGGCTCTGATCGCAAATATGCGCGCTTGCACCAGTTTGGTAGCAATAAGGCAAGTGGACGAGGCTCCGGTGTCCCTGCTCGCCCTTGGCTGGGGGTGAGCAAGAAAAACGAGGATTATCTGCTGGCAAAAACCGAGCATTTTATTCGTCGCATTATCAGCCAAAGCTAAATTTGCAAAAAAACGCCCTAAAAAGCCCGCTTGTGGGTTTTATTGAAAATTCAATGAACGATAGCACAACGGCGTTTTAGGGTGTTTATAAACACGCTGACGGCGTATAACGGCGGTATTTTTCTTTGCTACCGTTTTAACATTCTATTTCCCCTCTTTCTCTCCCCACTCTGAAATCCTTAAACCAGTTTAAAATTAAAAATCCCTTCCTTTTTTCATAATGCTCTCATCACGGAGGCATTATGAACCTAATTGAAATTTTTAAAGCCGGTACGCGTAAAGATGCGCACGGCGTTGAAATCACCCTGACCACCGAAGACTTGCAACAAGCGGTAGAAAGCTATGCGCCAGAATACCACGAAGCTCCTGCGGTAGTTGGACACCCTCAGCATAATCACCCTGCCTATGGCTGGGTAAAACGCTTAGAGCTGGACGGCGACACGCTGAAAGCCGAATTCGACCAAATCGATCCTGCTTTTGCGGAAATGATTGAAGCCGGTCGGTTTAAGAAAGTCTCCGCCTCGTTTTACCTTGCCAACAGTCCGAATAACCCGAAGCAAGGCTCACTCTATCTGCGCCACGTCGGCTTTTTAGGGGCGATGCCACCCGCGGTAAAAGGCTTGCGTAACCCCGAATTTGCCGAAGGTGAGCAAGGTGTGGTGGATTTTGCCGACTGGGGGCAAGCAAGCCTGTTTAGCCGTTTGCGTGAATGGCTAATCGGAAAATTTGGTGTGGAAGAAGCTAATAAAGCATTGCCTCCTTATGAAGTGGACTGGCTAAAAGAAGATGCCATGCGTGAACAGCTGAAAAAGCAACTCAATCACGAGCAGGTTGAAGAACCTATTTTTAATGAATCCCAACCCGACCCTAAAGGAGATCCTGAAATGTCGATGACACCTGAAGAAATCGCTGCATTGCAAGCGGAAAACGCCCAACTGAAAGCGGATAAAGCCAAAGCGGAAGCTGAAAAGGCTGAAGCCGAGCTGGACGCTACCAAAGTGGAAAACGCCAACTTTTGCGAGCAGTTGATTAGCGAAGGCAAACTTGCCCCTGTAGCAAAAGAGGCTGCACTGACATTACTAAACCATTCCGCAACGATGGCAAGTGGTGGCGTAGTGGCGTTTAACGAAGGAGAAAGTTTGCTAACTGTTGCGAAAGCATTTCTGCAAACAATGCCTAAGATTGTCGAATTTGCTGAAGTCGCAGACCCGAAAAAAGCGGCAGAGGCAGCACCAGACACGGTGAGTTATGCCGAAACGGATGACCCGGCTCGTATTGAGCTTGACCGCAAAGCCCGTGCGTATATGAAGCAACACAATGTGGATTATGCCACGGCGATTAGTGTGGTGTTCTAATCCTGTCCTACCTAACATTAACCAAGAGGAAAACTAAATGAGCGGACAAAAAGCCCATACCCGTTTAACTGATCCCGTGCTGACGCAGTTTGCATTGGGGTACAAAAATGAAGAATTTGTCGGTGAAACCCTATTGCCGATTGTTGAAACACCAAAAGAAGGCGCGCGTTTGCCAAAATTTGGTAAAGAAGCCTTTGTCGTGGAAAGTGATGAGCGTGAGTTACATGCGTCCAGCAACGTGATTACACCGGCAAAAGTGACCCAAGAGAGCATCCAGTTAAGCGAAAAAGACCTTGCTTACCCGATTGATTACCGTGAAGGAAAAGAAGCCGATTTTGCCTATGAGCGTTATGCGGTCTCTATTATCAGCGAAAAAATGGCACTGAACCGTGAAAAACGCATTGCCACCCTCGTCAATAACGAAGCGGCTTACGGTGCAAGCAATAAAGTCGTGTTATCAGGCAGCAGCCAATTTAGCCACAAAGACTCGGATATTTTAGGTGTCTTTGATGACGGCTTTGAAGCGGTGCGTAAAGCCGGTGCGGGCAAGGTAAATAGTATTGTGATTCCGGCAAATGCGTGGAAGGCGATCAAATCCCACGCACAGGTGTTGGATTGGCTCAAACGCCATAAATTAAACCGCCTCACGCCACAACTCTTTGCCGATATGTTGAGCGAAGAAGACCAAACGCTGACCATTAAAATCGGGCGAGCGACTTACCGTGCAACCCTTGATGGTACAGACACCTCCATTTGGGCGGATAACATTGTGATGGCACACGTTGCACAGCCGGGAGCGGATGGCAAGCACTTTATGTACAACCCGTCATTTGGTTATACCTTCCGCCGTGAAGGTTCTCAGGTTGTCGATAAATACGACAAAGAAGGCGGCAAAGTCTATTACGTGCGCGAAACAGACATTAACAAAGAATATCTGTTGATGCCGGAAGCAGGCTTCCTGATTAAGTCTGCGGTGTAAACCGATTTCGTAGTATGGGCTTTAGCCCATCACGTTAACGTCTTTTTTGATGGGCTAAAGCCCATCCTATACGGAGAGCTACACAATGAAACAAGCATTGATTATGGCAGTGGTCGCCACAGCAGCCATCTACCACAACGGCAAACACTACAACATCGGCGACGAAATTGAGGTAACCGAGGCGGAATTTAACGAGCTATCAATTTACCTTGAAGCGAAAGATGAAGCTGTCAAAGCCCGTCAGCAAGCCCAAGCCGAAGCCGAAGCACAGGCGAAAGCGATTGCCGAAGAAGCTAACGCAGAAAAACAGGCATTAGAGCAAGCCTTAAACGACAGCAAAGCTGCTCAAGCCAAGACTGAAGCCTTAGCCGCTGAAAATGCGTTACGCGCCGAAGAAGCCGAAGCTCAAGCGGCTGAATTAGCACAAACGCTGAAGGTAACCGAAGAACAGCTCACTAGCCTACAAGCTGAGCTGACAGCCAAAGATGAAGAGATTGCAAAAATCTCCGCAGAATTAACCGCTTGCAAAGCGGATAAATCCGGTAAAGGCAGCAAAGCGAAATCGGAAGACAAAACGGCTGAGGCGTAGCGATGTACATTACCACCGCAGATTTAACCCAAGCCTTTAGCAAAACCACGATCGTCCAGCTCAGTAATGATGACCACCGAGCCACAGAGCCTAATGATGCGGTGTTGCAACAGGCGGTGCAATCTGCCGGTGAGCGTATAGACAGTGCTTTGCGCAGCCGTTACCGCTTACCGTTAAGTGAGGTGCCGACGCTTATCCGCGACCACGGTCTCTATTTGGCACGCTATTGGCTCTATGCCCGTCGTCCGGGAACGGCAATGCCAAAGGAGGTAAAAGAAACCTATACCCAAGCCATTAAAGAGTTGGAACAAATCGCCAAAGGTGCACTGCATTTAGGGCTTGCCCCAAACCAACCGCTCAATGATAAGTACGGCGATTTACTGCCCGACCAAGGCGAATACCGAGTAAAAGCAGGTAGGCGGATTGATACGGAGGGCTACTGATGTCGGCAACCCTCCCGATTTTAAACGCGTTTAAAGATCGTTTAAACGAGCAGTTTCCGGATTGGGCGGTGGAGTTGATGCCGGACGAGCCGGAAGGCTACCACCTCAGTCACCCTAACGGCGCGATTTTGATTAGCTATGCCGGCTCAAAGTTTGGGGCTGTGCGCCCGACCGATGCAGTTATCCAAACCCGCACGGTGCATATTGTGCTGACGGTGATGAGCCGTAATTTGCACAACGACTTTGGTGCGATTGAGCTGCTCGACAGCTTACGGCTTGCGATTGCAGGCTTTCGCCCACCTAACAGCCAAGGCTGTTATTTGTTGGATGAGCAGTTCGATGAGCACACCAGCGGGATTTGGATCTACCAACTCGCCACCGCCTGTGAAACCGTACAAGTACAGCAACAAGCGGTCAATAACAGCCCGAAATTTGCAAACCTCATTGCACGCCAAGACGGGCAGCCGTTAAGTCCGCAACTCAAACCTAAATAGGAGGAGCTATGTCTCAATTTCATCACGGCACGGAAACTAACCGCATTAATGGTGGTTCTGTGCCGGTTTATACCGTCGATGGTGCGATTATCGGCATTGTCGGTACCGCACCAGTGGGCGCAGTCAATGAACTGAAACTCTGTATGCTCAAAAAAGACTTTGCCCAATTCGGCAATGTGCTGGATAAGGGCTACAGTCTGCCTGATGCTCTGGATATTTTAAGCCGTTATGCAGCAGGGCAAGTCTATGTGGTCAATGTGCTAGACCCAACCCGTCACCGTACGGTAGTGACCAACGAGGTCTTGCGCATTGATAAAGATACTCTGTTGGCACAAACCGCAAACGCCGGATTGCTGGAGTTATCACTCAGTAGTGATAGCGGGGTGTTAGTCAGTGGGCAAGATTACACCGCAAATCTGCTGACCGGTGAAATCAAGTTACACCCTGTGCAACAAAACATCACGGCAAGCTATACCTTTGCCGACCCAAGCAAAGTCACCGAAGCCGACGTAAAAGGCGGTATTGATACTGCCACCGGTAAACGCACTGGCTTTGAAATGTTGCGTGCCGGTTTTAACCTGTTCGGCTCGGATGCAAAAATCTTGATTTGTCCGCAGTTTGATACAAGTAGCACAATGGCAACCGCCCTTGAGACCTTGGCAAGCCAACTCAATGCAATTGCTTATGTGCAAGCACCGAAAGGCACAACCCTTGCCCAAGCTCTGGCGGGGCGCGGTTCGGAAGGCACAATTAACTTTAAAACCTCCAGTGATCGGACACATTTATTCTTCCCGCACGTTATCGGTGAGCGTAATACCCTCGAAAGTTTAGCCACCCATGCGGCAGGCTTGCGTATGAAGACCGATGTGGACAATGGCTACTGGTTCTCGACCTCTAACCGCCAGTTGAAGGGCGTGATTGGGGTGGAAATTCCGCTCACGGCACGCGTAGATGACAAGCAGTCGGAAACCAACCGTTTAAATGCGGTGGGCATTACCACCGTGTTTAACAGCTACGGCTCAGGCTTCCGTTTATGGGGTAACCGTTTAGCGTGCTTCCCGACGGTCACGCACATCAGCAATTTTGAGGTGGTGCAACGTACCGCTGACTTGATTGACGAAAGCATCCGTCGTGTCGAGTTGCAGTTTGTGGATTTACCGATTGATGATGCCCTGCTCGATAGCTTGCTAGGTACGGTCGAAACCTATATGGGGACACTGAAATCCATTGTCGGGTTTGAGGTGAATCTCGACCCTGAAGCGGATTTGGTTGATGCCTTTAGCAAAGGCAATGTGCCGATTGTGTATTCATTCACACCAAAACCACCGGCAGAGCGGATTACCAACACGAGTGTGGTAACTCGTAAATATCTTGTTAACTTAACCAGCCGAGGAGGGAAATAATGACCACTGCTGTAATTAACCAAGTCGCCAATGCCAATATCTACCTCAACGGCAATAACCACTTAGGTCGCGCTAAAACGGTAAAAACACCGGAGTTTGAAGTGGAGTTTGTCGAACACGATAACCTTGGCTTAATCGGCAAAATCAAATTGCCGAATAAAGTCAATGCGTTAGAGGGCGAAATTACATGGGACGGTTTCTACCCCGAGGTAGCTGCTCTCGGCTACAATCCGTTTAAGAGCAACCAACTGATGGTGCGTGCAAATGTGCAAGCCTTTAACTCACTTGGTGTGGTAGCGGAAGTCCCGTTGGTTATCACGATGACCGTTGATTTTAACAAGTTCAACGTGGGCGAATATAAAAAAGAGCCAACGGAATATCCAATGGCTTACCAAGTGAAAAACATCAAGCAAGTGATTGACGGCAAAGAGGTGCTGTTCTACGACGCATTCTCTAACCAATACCGCGTAGCAGGACAGGATATTTTACAGAAATTCCGTTCGAATATTGGTGGCTAAAATCGGTGGCTAAATCCTTAAACCAGTTTAAAAGCTGTTTTAGCTCTGAAAATTTAAACTCCATAGCGTTGATTAACCACAACCTATGGAGTTTTTATTATGTCTGAAAAATTAAATGATATTGCGATCTTTCGTAAAGTTGCATTGGATTACCCTATCAAAGACGGTCATGGCAACGATATTACAGAGCTAAAAATACGTCGTGCTAAAGCAAAAGACTTGCGTACTGCCCAAAGCCAAAAAAATGAAGCTGACCAAGAGTTTTACTTGCTCGCTATTCTTACCGGATTGACGATAGAAGATATTGCCGAATTGGATATTGCAGACTATTCCAAGTTACAAGCCATTTTGAAAGAGATGCAAAAGGGAAAGTCAGCTTAGAGAAGCTAGATAAAGCACTTGCAGATCTGATGTGGTGGTATGGATGGCAACCGAGCGAAGTTGAAGAAATGACATTAGAAGAGATTGAGCGGTGGCTAAAACAGGCTCGTCGTCAAGTTGATGCTAAATACATAAAAGCCGCTATTTAGCGGCTTTTCATCTTCATTATTGAGCTTCTTTACGGAAGCTATCCCAAATTTTGTTTTGTATTTTACGTAATGTTAGGTTTTTTGCTTGTAAAAGTCTGGGTGGTTCTTGGTTTGTTTGAGCAGATTTCTTAGTCAATTTTACTAGGTAAAATAAGCTCATCATAATCCCTATGCCTACCATAAACATTCCAGCCATTTTCGGGAAAGTGACTAATCCGTACATGACAAAGCCAATCGCAATAAATGCAAGAACAATCGCTCCTACAATCAGAAAAACAGTATCAAAAAATTTCAACATAGTCTTTTCTCCTAACGACTTATCGGAACTATAAATTATGTCGTCAAATTTAGCAATATCTTTAGTTATTGGCGCTTCTATTGGTGGTGCAGTTAGTGCACTAAGAGGATTAAAAAATGAGTTAAATGTACTAAAAGATAACTCTTTATCTACTCAGGCAAAATTTGGTGCTTTGGGTGCAGGGGTTATTAAGGGTATTGGTGGCGCAATCTCAACTACAACAGCAATTGGATCTTCTATTATGGGGCTTGCTCAGCCCGCAATGCAATTTGAAAGTGCGATGGCTGATGTGAAAAAGGTTGTGAATTTCGATACCCCAGAGCAATTTAAAGAAATGGAACAAGATATTCTTAAATTAACTCGTTCTATTCCTATGGCGGGAGAAGAAATTGCCGCTATTGTTGCTGCCGGTGGTCAAGCCGGTATCGCTCGTGAACATTTGTTGGGATATGCCGAAGATGCTGCCAAAATGGGGGTGGCATTTGATATGGCTGCGGGCGATGCAGGTACTGCAATGGCAACTATGGCTAATGTGCTTGGTAAACCAATTAAAGAGATGGCTAAGTTTGGTGATGCCATCAACTATCTGTCGGATAATGCTAATGCCAAAGCCTCTGATATCGTCAATGTTATTACCCGAGCCGGTTCAGATACCCGAATGCTAGGACTTACTGAAAATCAAGCTGCGGCATTAGGTTCAACATTTTTGTCTATGGGTAAAGCACCTGAGCTTGCTGCACAAGCAATGAAAGGTATGACGTCTGCTTTTGCTGAACTTAAAGCGGGTAAACATCAGGACGAATTAAAAGCCCTTGGATTTACCACTAAATCCTTTGCTGCTGCAATGAATAAAGATGCTCAAGGTGCTATTACAAGCTTTATTGAGAAAGTGAAAAAACTACCAAAAGATAAGCAATATCCATTATTAGCTAAAATGTTCGGTAAACAATATGCCGATGATGTGATGTTGCTTGCTCAAAATACGGGAGAATATAACCGACAGCTACAATTACTTCAAGAAACCGATGAAAAAGGCGAGTTGAAATATTTGGGTTCAATGCAACGTGAGTTTGAAAGCCGTAGTGCAACAACTGAAAATAATTTACAGCTATTAAAAAACAGTTTTTCTGAGCTTGGTGTGACGATTGGTGCTAAGTTTTTACCACTTATTAATAATGTAGTAAATGATATTAAGCCTGTTATCTATTCAGTTATAGAGTGGATAGGAAGTAATGAAAAGTTAGTTAATCAAATTATACTAGTTGGTGCGGGTCTTGCAACTGCTTCCGTTGGTTTCTTCGCACTCAAAGTGCTTCTTTCCGGTCTCGCATTTGTTTCTTTTGGAGCCTATAAAGGCTTTGCTGCATTTTTTCGTATAGGCTGGGCATTAACTCGTATCTTAGGCTTGCTTGGTTTGAAGATTTTCGATTTAGGTATCTCATTAGCTAAGCTCTTTGTCCGAATAAATTTAGGTGTTTTGAAAGGCTTTGCCTTCATTTTGAAATCAGTATTTTCTGTTGCTGTGATGTTAGGGAAAGTATTGGGAGGTGTATTGCTAAAAGCAGTGCTTGGAATTGGCAAAGCCTTTTTATTCTTAGGTAAGGCAATGTTGGCAAGCCCTGTAGGCGTTTTAATCGGTATTGCTGCCGTTGCATTGCTCATTTATCAATACTGGGAGCCAATTAAAGGGTTCTTTCAGAATTTATGGGCAGGAATAAGACCGTACTTTGAAAGCTTTTTACAATTTGCTTCTACGCTTTGGGATGGTATTACTGGTATTTGGTCAGCAGTATGGGACGGCGTAAGCTCGTGGTTTTCCGGCATTTGGGAGAATATAAGGAGCCTGTTTAGTGGTAATTTTTCTGCACTGGGAAACATTATTCTTGCATTTAATCCCTTAGCTTTATTCACCTCGATATTTACTTCCGTACTTAACTGGTTTGGTATTGATTTGCCTGCACAATTCAGCAATTTTGGACAAAATATTATCGATGGTCTTGTAAATGGTATCAGTAATGCTTGGACGGTAGCTAAAGAAAAAATTGGTGAATTAGGGTCAAGTATTAAAGGTTGGTTTGCCGAGAAATTAGGTATCCACTCTCCGAGTCGTGTATTTAAAGGCTACGGTATAAATATTGTAGAGGGGCTTGCTATTGGTATGGACGACAAACAAAGCATAGCTGCTGAATCGACTAAATCTCTAGGCGATATGATGCAGTCCTCTATGCTAAAAAGTATTGAGCCACCTATACTTGCAACGCCAAGTTTTGTACCAGAGAAAAAATCATTCTTTGATGATATTTGGAATGATATTAAATTTGGTGCGAATGTGATTGGTAACCTTGTTGGGTTTAATCATAATCAAGATATTAGCCACCCAAGTTTTAACCCAAGTGTGCAAAATGATGGACTATTTGCCAACTATGAATCACTAAATAGAAGTAACGTTACACATAATGCAACAACTAATAACCAAGGCGGTATTGTAGTGCCATTATTAGCCCCACTATTAACATTAATGGCACAGTTCCTGCTGATGTAAAAGAGCAACTCATGCTGGCGCTACAAAATCCGACCATGTTATATGAATTTGAACAGATGATGGCTCGTGTAGTAGATCAAAAACAACGGAGAACTTACTAATGGCAAATTACGCATTATTGGGAAATATTACTTTCGACCTACTCAATGCACCATCGGCATTTGACGAGCGTCGTCTAGCTAGCTTTGCAGAACACTCGGTGCTTGCAGGTAAGCCAAAGTTACAAGCAATGGGTTTGGAGCTAACCGAAATCACATTACAACTTAAATTACACCACAAGCTTGGTAATGTAGAACAACGTTATCAGTCTCTACTGACAGCGAAAGAGACGCAAGAAGCTTTAGCACTAGTACTGGGTTTCTCACAATTTAAAGGACATTTTGTGATTACTGAAATCAGTAGCGGTATTTTATTTTCAGACCTAGAAGGTAATGCCTTAGCTCGTGATGTATCAATCACATTACGTGAATTTGTTGGTGATTCAGGTCAAGGCTTATTGGGGGCTGCACTTTCAATTGGTGGCAACCTACCTCTGTCTTCGATCCTACCGAAGGGTTTAAGCGGTTTTGTAAGTAAAACCTCAGAGTTGGTTAATAAAGGCATTCGTGTTTATCGGCAGGTACGGCAGACGATTGGTGATGTACGCGATGCAGTATCGGTTATGCGAGCTTTAGCAAGCAACCCAAGCGAAGCCTTGGCACAGTTACCCAATGTACTCGTTAGTCTTGGATCATCACTCTCTGGACTTGGCGAGATGGTAGGATTGAGTAACAGCTTTTCAATGTTAACCCAAGGCTTAAATGCAGCACAGCCTTTTTTGCGTGGTTTGACCGAGCTTAATGAGGCTTTGAATACGGCTCAAACAGAATTTAAAAGAGGTTTAAATAGTAACGATTTAGGAGATTGGTTTGATTTTGGTGTAAAAGCTATTGAGTCAGCGGATGAGATTGTAGCCGCACAGGCAAAAAACAGTGCAGAACTCACTGCATGGATAGCTATTCGGGCCGATGAACCAAAACCACAGGAGACAACTAAATGGACAGTGTAATTCAGCATAATATTAAAGAGGGAGAGCGCTGGGATTTACTTGCTTATCGCTACTATAGTGATGTAGGTGAAATTAATCGTCTTATCAATGCCAATCCACATATTCCATTTTGTGAAGTATTGCCGATGGGAAAAATCTTATTTATACCGGTGATTGAAGTTAAGGCAACATCACAAGTTGACTTACCACCGTGGTTACAGGAGTAAGTTATGCAAGTTCAAACACCGACTTTTGAGTTATTCTACGGCAAAAAGCAAATTACCCACAATATCAAACCACACTTGATTTCACTAACTTACACGGACCATTTAAGTGATCAATCTGATGAATTGCAAGTAACTTTTGAGGATATTGAGCGTAAATGGATTAATACATGGTTCCCTACTCAGGGGGACGAATTAAAACCTCAATTGGGTTATTTAGGGGAAAACCTAGTTAGCTTAGGTGCATTTGAGATTGATGATATTGAGTGGAATTATGAAAAACAGTCAGGTTCTGTTGTGACTATTCGTGCATTAAGTACAGGAATTACACGTGCTAATAGGACTCTTAAACCAAACGCTTACGAAAATACAACACTGGCAAATATAGTACGAAAAGTTGCCAAGAATCTTAAGTTAAATGTAACAGGAACTGTTGCCAATATTCCGATTAAACGGGTAACACAATATCAAGAGCGTGATGTAGAGTTCCTAACGAGGTTGGCTCACGAATATAGACATAGTTTTAAGATTGTTGGCAAAACCCTTGTATTTACTACTATGAAGAGCTTAGAAGAACGATCTCCTGTCGCTACATTAGATTTGGGTAATATTAAAAAATTACGCTTACGTGATCGTATTAAAGATACAGTAGAAAAAGTTGAAGTGCGTGGTATGGATGTGCAGGGAAAGAAAGCTCTGTCGGCTAAGAAAAAAAGTAAGCCCAAACGCCCACGTAAGAAACAAGCTAAAGCAAGCAATGCAGATACATTAAAAATTGTCACACGTGGTGAAAGTCAAGCTCAGATAGATGCTCGTGCAGATGCAGCTCTATCAGCACAAAATGATGATCAGCAAGCAGGCAACATTACAGTGATTGGTAATCCCAAACTTGTTGCAGGTAATACAGTTTTGCTGACTGGTCTGGGTATGTTTAGTGGTAAATATTTAATTAAATCAGCTCGGCATAATTATAGTCGTAATCAAGGTTACACCACCGATTTAGAGGTGAGAATGTTAGAATTTATTGAAGATTTTCCTTTTACAAGCGGTACGTTATAGGAGTTCTTTTGCAAATGAATACACATAACTTTAGCGCAACCTATCAAGAAGGGATTGTGAGCCAAATTGACCCAAAAACTCATCGAATTAAAGCGACAATTCCTGCTTTGGAAGATTTTGAGACAGCATGGTTACCGTTTTTTACGATTAATGCGGGCGGCAATCACTTTTATGGTTTACCCGACGTGGGCGAGTTAGTCGCAATGATTTTAGATGCACGAGGTGAAAGTGGCTACGTACTTGGTACGATTTACAATGAACAAGACCCTGTGCCTGTTGCAGATAGTGATATGTGGTTACATAAATTTAAAAATGGCACAGTGATTTCGCATGATCGTAAAACAGGTGATGTGGTCGTAAATACCAATGGTCATTTAACGGCAACTGCAAAAGGAGGTGCAACGATTAATGCAAACACAGTTGTGAATGGTACATTACACGCTACAGGCAAAATTACATCAGACGAGGAAGTATCAGCCCCTGTTGTGAAACAAGGCTCAGTTGAGCTTGGCACACATAAACACGGTGGTGGTCCGGAACCGAATAAGTAGTTTATTAAACTAGTTTAAAATCTAAATTCCTCACTAGCCGCTATTCTGCGGCTATGAATATAAATACTCCTCAATACACACACTGGCAAATTGCCCCAGATGGTGTGAAGACGATTCAAGGCGAAGATGACCTTCATCAATGCATTATCAATATCCTTTCAACGCGCAAAGGAACTGATGTGCTACGCCCTGATTTTGGTTCAGACCATTTCGAATATATTGACCAACCCTTTGATATTGCAGTGCCGAATATGGTGCGTGAAATTTTTGTCGCTATTGATAAGTGGGAAAAAAGGGTAATTGTGCAAGAAGTACAGATTAGCGGTACGGCACCGCACTTTTTCTTTAATGTGAAATGGTGTGTAGCTGATGATGTGGCTAAACAAATCTATTCAACGGAGTTCAATTATGGAAATCAGTAGCCGTTATGATATTACCGTAGTCCCCGAAGATGTAAAACAGATTGTCGCGGAAACTATTGCCAAATATGAGCAAGACACAGGTAAAATGCTACAACCTGCTCATATTGAACGCTTGATTATTAATGTATATGCATTTCGTGAACTGTTAGTGCGTAAAGGAATTAACGAGGCATTTCGTCAAACTTTTCCTCAGACGGCAACGGGAATTGCATTGGATTTATGTGGGGGGCAAGTAGGTTGTGAACGTCTCGAAAATCAAGCTGCGCGCTGTATGTTGCGTTTTAGTGTAAATGGTTCTCATAGTGCGATTACAATTCCTGTAGGTACGGTTGTGCAAGCGACTGACTCGCTATCATTTAGTACGCTTTATGAAATGCAGATAAGGGCTACTGAGCAATTTGTTGATGTTGAAGCGGTTGCAAATGTGGTAGGTGAAATGGGTAATGGCTGGGAGGCTGGACGAGTTTCAAAACTTGTGTCAGTGTTAAATACTGATTCAGTTGTGACGGTGAGTAATCTTGATACTACTAGTGGAGGAATTGACACTGAAGATGACGATAACTACCGAAAACGTATCTTATTAGCACCTGAAGCTTTCACCACTTGTGGCACTGCAGGGGCTTACACTTACCACGCACTAAGTGTATCTCAGTTTATTGCGGATGTGGATATATCAACTCCTCAAGGTGGCACAGTACAAATTGCGGTGTTAACACGTAATGGTGCACCAAGTGAGTCAATTCTGCGTCAAGTACAAAGCTATGTAGCAGATCCTAAACGGCGTACTTTATGTGATACCGTACAAGTTATACCCGCACAAGAGATATCATACCAAATTAACGCCGAGTTAGACTTGTTAGAAACTGCACAAGAACAAGCAGTGTTAGCTAATGCAGAGCAAGCTTTGCGTACCTATTTATCAGCACGAACTCAAAAGCTGGGCTTAGATATTGTACCGTTAGATATTCAAGCAGCACTTAAGGTTGTAGGTGTGTATAACGTGCGTTTGCTACAGCCACCTCTGACCGAGGTCAATAATCAACAATGGGCTAACTGCCAAAAAATCACATTAAGCGTAAGTGAGACACGTAAATATGGCTAAGTTAGACTATCCGATTATCATCAATCAAGATCTGAAATATACCGCCTTAGCAAATTTAAGCTATGGTGTATCAAGGTTAGACTTGTCGTTAATTATGACAAATTTAGTAGATTTAGTCCTTGCAGAATACCTTGAGCTACTCGCAGAAAAATGGAGCGTAACAGGCTATGACGGCTGGTTACTAGCGGAAAGTGATGATGCAAAACGTAACTTAATTAAACGAGCCGTTGAGCTACACAGACATAAAGGCACACCTTGGGCAATGCGAGAAATTATTCGTCAGCTTGGATTTGGTGAAGTCGAGATTATCGAAGGCTTATTTGATAAACGCCACGACGGCTCATTTATCCACGACGGCACTTACTACCACGGTGACCGCAGCAAATGGGCTCATTACCGAGTAATTTTGCAAAAAGCGATTACTAATGACCAAGCTGATTTATTACGCAAAACATTACGAGTTTTTGCACCTGCTCGTTGTGTATTAGCGAGCCTTGATTATCGCACCGTAGCATTACGCCACAACGGTAAGGCATTACGTAATGGACAATATAACCGAGGCACAGCCTAGTTAAAACCAGAGGAAACATTATGGCAAATTTAATTTTAACGCCTGAATGGGTTGAGGGTATCTATCAACTTGAAACATCAGACCCGGTAATGGGTGGGCCTGATGGTATTGATAACCGACAAGCTAAACAGCTGGGTAATCGTACCGCTTACCTAAAAGCGGAAGTCGAAAAACGAGCTCCAACACATAACCCGAACTTTACAGGCACACCTAAAGCTCCAACACCAGAACAGAGTGTCAATGACACAACATTGGCAACTACCGCATACGTTAAAGCTGCAATTGCTGCATTAGTCGGCTCGGCTCCTGCCGCATTAGACACTCTGGCAGAAATTGCAGTCGCATTAGGTAGTGACGGTAATCTAAAAAATACGTTATTGACAGAGTTGAGCAAAAAAGTAAATAAAGCCGGAGATACGATGACAGGACCGCTGATTATCGATCATATCTCGTCAATATTACTAGGTAAGCGCAACGGTATATTAAAATACGGAATAGGTCTCAGAAATACCACCAGTGATGATCTCGTGTTAGTAAGATATCGTAATGGGGTCCCAGATTGGAACTCTGACACATATCTTGAATTATTAGAAGAGAGAGTTACCTCAAATCGACCATTTTACGAGCGGGGCAATAAATTAAATAGCATATCGGTAATTAAAGGCGTAGTTGGTAACGGTTCTATCCTACCTCTTCCAAGCGGATACAATGAAAGTCAATGCCATTGGATTGTATCCATGAGTGAGGATGTTGCATTAGACCGAATTGAAAACACTAATACAGGATACACCAAAACAGAATGTTATGTAGGTGATAATCGTAGAGTTGTAGCAAGAGTATATAGTAAGGCAGGTGCAAATACTGATTCTGCCACCGGTAAAAAGTTTGATAATAGCCGTGCCAATTATCTGGTAATAGGAGTTAAGTAATGTATTACATTTTTGATGCTAAAGGCAATTTTTTAGCCAGCTCTAACTGTGAGCCAAATTTGGACGATTTGGAAAGTCGTGGTGAAACTGCTATAGAGAGCAATCAAGCCTATATTGAGCCTTTTTACGATGGACGAAAAATTGTCGATAAAGGCATTGCACCTAGCAAATACCATACTTGGGACGGCAAAAAATGGGTAATATCAAATGAACAACAAGCGGTCAAAAAAGCCGATGATATTGCAAAAGTGAGAGATGCCATAAATGCCTTGCGTGATAGTAAAATCAATGGTGGCGTGTACGTTGATGCAGTTGGCAAATGGATTGACACAGACGCCACAGCGGAACGCAATATCTTATCTGTCAAAGCAAGTTACGACTTATTTGGTGATATGGAGATTGCTTGGACATGTGCAGATAACTCAATCTTGATGCTCACCAAGGATAAGTTATTGCTTATTTGGCAAGCGTTAATGGCAGCCAAGACAAGCAACCACGCTAATGCGTTGCGCCACAAAGCAGCGGTTGAGCAATCAAATGACCCGTTAGCCTACGATTATTCTGACGGTTGGAGTAAGACCTATCAAGAGTTTTTAGAGGGTCAAATCAATGGATAAAGTTTATTTAGCGCTATACAAAGGCTCGGGCGGTAGCTTATATGACCGCCTAACGGATTGGATTATCCGCAAGGTTACCAAAGGCAAGTACTCGCATTGTGAGATTGCCGTACGCAAAAGTGAGATTAAGGACCATTACCACCGAGAGGTATGGTATGAGTGTTACACCTCAAGTCCTCGTGATGGTGGGGTGCGAAAAAAAGAGATTAACCTTGACGATGGCAAGTGGGATTTAATTGAGTTACCAAATGTGCATGAGCAACAAGTTAAGGCTTTTTTCTATGACACAAAGGGCAAGCCTTACGACTGGCGAGGGATGTTTGGAATTGTATTTGGCATCAAGCAAAAACAAGATAAATATTTCTGCTCTGAATGGTGCTTCAACCTGATTTCTGGCGAGGAACAAGGATGGAGGTTTAACCCTAACGATTTGGCTGTGATTATGACACTTAATAATTTGTAAAGATATTTCTCTATGTGCAATAAAAGCGAGATCTAATTATCTCGCTTTTTTCATCGCAATTATCTCGCTCGCTTTTAATATGATTTAAAAAATAAAGCGAGATAAATATTATTTTATCTCGCTTTGTTATTTATCGCATTGCTAATTAACGTACGTTAAATTCAATACGGCGGTTTTTAGTACGGCCTTCCTCAGTGCTATTATCTGCAATAGGATTTTCTTGACCGTAACCTACAGCGATTAATGCTTCTGCAGGAACGCCTTGTTTGATTAAGTAATCACGTAATGCATTTGCACGTTGTTCCGATAATTTTTGGTTAGCTGCTGCATCACCTACATTATCAGTATAGCCTGCAACTTCGCCTGTGCGTTTGTTTTCAATAATGTACTGTGCTAATGCATTTAAGCGACGGAAGTAACGCGGTTTAATTTCTGATGAACCCGTTGCAAAGCTAATGTCTAAATCTAATTTAGATAAAGACATATCTGAAATCACTTCTGCCTCCGGTTCTGCTACTGCAACTTTATCTGCATTAACGGTAAATATGCTACCCAATAATGCTTTTGCTTTTTCTACTAAGCTTGTTTTAGCATCCACGCTTGATACTTCACCGATTAAGTTAAGTACTTTATCCGCAAAATCACCGTTTACACTTGGGAAATCTTTAAATAAGTTTGCTAAGCCGGCAAAATCAGTAAAGCTAAATTGATCAGCTTTAGCATCAACTACTAATTTATCCACTAAAGGTAAACCAGCGGCTAATCCTTTGAATGCATCTAAGATATTTGTTTTGATGCTTTCATTTTGCACTGTACCCGATACAGTTAAATCTTTATCGTTTTTTAACCACGCTAAATTGCCTAAACCTTCCGACACTTGGTTTGATTCGCCCGCTGTTGCAGTAGTAGTTTGAGCTGCCGGTGTGGCGGTTGAAGTCGTATTGGCTTTTTCTGTGCAGCTTTTAATCCCAAATAATGCTGCTAAAAGTACACCACCACCGATTAACCATTTGCTTAAATTGGTAGAGGATTTCGTGGCTTGTTCTGTACTGCCGGAAACTGTATGTTTAACGGCTGCGCCGGTTGCTGCTGCCGTGGTTCCGAATTTGGTAACATGGCTTAATACATTATCAAATGATTTATTTGCAAAACCTAAAGCACCTAATGCACTGCTATCTAGGTACGGAGAAAGAGCTCTGGTTTGTTCAGTTAATAAGTTTGCGAAACCACTTAAACCTAGACCGTTTGCGATTTTTCCTTTAAAGAAAGAAAATACAAATGGTAATAGCATGCCTAAGATGCCTTTTGCTGCCACCGGAGAAGTATTTGTGCTATTTGCCAGGTGATTAGCAACAGTATCGGTACGTTCGCCAAATAGGTTCGGTAAAATACTTTTCCCTAGCTCTAATAAGTTGCCTGCGTTGATATCTGCTTCACCTGTTAGCATATCTAACGGATTAGTTCGAATATTGGTGTTTTGGATTAAGTCAAATAAGTCACCGATGCCTTCGGTACTGCTTGCTTTTTGTGTCATACCACCTAATATCATGGCTAAACCTTTATTTAATAGGCTGCTACCATCTTCATTTGTTACGCCAAGTTGTTTAGTAACTTGGTTAAGGACTAAATCACGTACAGGGCCTTGTAGTAATTGATTTAAATCGAAATTCAT